CAGCCTGTCCCGCCTCACGGCGGATTTGCGCCTCGTCAACGGGCGGGGCCTGGCGATTGTCAATGACTTCGATTACCGGCGCAGGCGCACCACTTGCAGATGGGGCGGCAAGGCCATTCGGATTGTCTTCTGGCATATTGCTTGATTGATTGAATTTGCTTTTTGTCGGGCCAAATCAATGGCGTTTTGGTTTTGCAGCGAGCGTCCAAAACCCACGGATGCGTCCGCAGGAATTGCCACCGTGCTGCCTTCGTATGGCTCCCAATCAACAACGCGGACAAGTTCCACCCCGCCCTTTTGCTTCGTTGCTTTCACCTCGTGGATCCGATACCCGACGCTGACCAGAACGCGGATTTCATCCTCGATGTCTTGGAAAATCTCTTCCCCTCGGGGCGAGCGACTGAACTTCACTGTTACTCTCAGTCTTTTTGCTTTGACCTCTGATTGGACGATTCGGCCGACCTGATCATTGGTGTCGTGGTTGACCAACCACGCGGCACCGCCTTGGAATCGATCGAGCCGGATAGAGCTTGGACTGTGGTCCAATACTTCGATCCCGAAATAGCGTTCAACCTGCGTCTCGCTGGAGAGGCTGAATTCCGCCGTGCGGGACTCGCGATCAATTACACCGCGCGACACCAGGGCGAACTCACGACGCAACGGCTCATCGCTACCACGGATCGCATTTATGATTTCCGCGTCTCGCGTCATCACAATTATCCGGAAATTGACAGGCTGCACATAACCGCTCCGTTGATTCCGGGAATCACTTGGGCTTGCCGCCTTTCGCCGGTCGGGCGTCATCATCCGCATCGGGATCAGGTGGCGGCGCGTCCGATATTTTCACGGGCGGCAGCCCGTGCTTCTCGTCCATGGCGACATCGGCGGCGATCTCGGCGGCCACTTCGGTGGCGTCCACGCCCTGCTTGGCAGCTTCGCGGCGGCGGCTGGTGAGCCGGAGCTGCATCAACTTCTCGATCGCATTGGCATCCTTCAGCGGATCCACCCAGCCCCAGCGGCGGCCGGTGAATTGGTAACGATTGAATTTCTTTAGGCGCGTGAAAGGGAGCGCGGAGCCGTTCGGCATTTTCACCATGGACGCCATCAGCGCCATGCGCAGCCACGCCTCAAAAATCGGGTTGGCCCATTCTTCGATAAACCACTCCTGATCGTTCATGTATTCTTCGCGATCCTCCAACACGCCCGCGCGGGCGCTCGAAAAGTTCACGCTCTCCAGATCGCTCGCGAGGCTGAAATAACTGATCCCGAGCGCGCCGGAAATGCGGCGCACAATCGCCTTGGTGAAATCGCCAAAGTTGCTGTGCGGATAGTTCGGATTATTGCTGACGGCTTTGACGCCCATCGGCAGCTCGCGCCATTCGCCGGGCTCCACCTCATACACACCGACGCCTTGCGCGTCCTCCGGCAGTTCCAACCCATCCGGCACTTGCTTCTCGAAAAAACCACCCTGGCAGGCCCCCGCCCGTGCGGCGATCAAGGCGGCCTCGTTGTAGCCGTCCAGCATTTTGGCGTCCAACATCGCCGCGTGATTGTCCGGCACGCCACGGCTTTGAGAAATCCGCTTGGGCGCAAACAGATGGATCACCCGATCCGCCGGCCAGCGGTCGCGGGACATCGTATCCGCCGCACTCATGTGCCAGCGGTCGCCGGGATGATGGCGAAAAAGGTGGTAGGCCACCACGCGGCCGAGCGAGTCGTATTCGACCCCCATCCGCACATGGTTCCCGTTTTCCAGATTCCCGTTGTGATTGATGTCCAGGTGGTCGGCCTCCCGCAACTCGATCGCAAAGCCATACGGGTTATCCTTCGGCGCATGGATCAACCCGAAACACTCTCCATCCCGCTTGGCACTGCGCAAGGCGAGCTGGCACAAGCGCCGCCAGGTGAGCCGTCCAGAAAGCGAGGCGTACGACGCCTTTCCTTGGCCGGGCAGGTAGCGGGATTTTCCCCATTCTTTCCACGCCAGCTCGATCGCCTTGTTGGCCAGCTCATCCGGTTCGCCGGGAATCAAGGTGGCCTTGGGGCCGATGCGGTCCGGCTCTCGGACTTTGGCGTCCAGCTTCAGCCCCATGGAGCCGAGCACGTTGTTACGGCTGAGCCGCAGCCAGTTCAGGGTAAGCGGATCGTCGCGTTCCAGCGCCCGCGCGCTGTCTCGCAGAGTCTGGATCGCCTGCCGTGATTCCGCGTCCGCCGAAGTGGAGGACGTGAGAAAATCCGCCGTCAATCTATCCTTGCGCGCGGCTGCGTAGCGCAAGGCGAATTCGGACTGCGCGTTTGATCGGCGCGGCTGGGCCGCAGATTTGGAGTAGCCAAAATAGCCGGCGATGCTGGAAAAAAGTCCCATGGTTTAGCGGGTCTGCATGAAGTGAATACGATGAACGCCGCGCGGCGATTTCCCTTGCTGGATCCGTTCGGCGTCCTGCTCCTGGCGGTAAAAAACCTTGTATTTCTCAATCGCCGGGATGAGTTCGGACACCATGTTTTTCCGGGTGTAGGTCGTGCCCAGGATGCTCGTGCTGGTCATCGTGCCGGTGGCGAGCGATTCCATGGCGGCCTCCAGCAGATCGAGCGTTTTTTTGACGTGGCTCCGGTTGTCCAACCCACCGCTGGCCGCAGCCAGATCGGGCAAAATCTTGATATCCCCCTTGTAGACCAGATGCCGCGCGCTGCCGTTGGTGGCGTATCCCTGGATCGCGTAGGTGCCGGCCACCCAAGCCGCCGAGGTCGCCGCCGCGACGGAAATCAGATGATCATCACCACTGGCCGAACTCGTGATCGAGATCAGCGCAGTCGCGCTCGTGAGGGCATAGGACAGCGCCCAGCCATCGCCGGCCGGGTAATCGCCATGAGAAATCTTCCAGGTAATGAGATCGCCGGCCGTGATCGTGTCCGGCTCGGATGTGGGGACTTGATGCGCCATTTCCACAATTTTTGTGGAAATTGACAGGCTGGCAGGTTTCGCCTGCACTCATTATGCGGATCCCCCGCAACGAAATCGATCAGTCGATAATCTCGAACGTCACGCGGACATTCACGCCCTTCCTGCCGGCTCCCATTTCAATTCCCGGAATCAGCTTTTCAATGAGATCCTCGATCGACAATTCATCGTTTCCGGTAGGCCGCACCCCGATATACGGACTGCAATTTCCGCCCTCCTCCTCCCATATGATCAACTCGCCTTCGGCGCTGGTAGATTTTTTTTCTTTACCCATAGTCTTTTTTAATCGCCTCGATGAACTCACCGAAATCCCGAACCACCCGGTAATCATGCCCCAGCTTGCGGTAATGCGCGCGCATCCCCTGCTGCGAGACGCTTAGCTTCCCGGTGCGCGTCTTGCACTCCACATGCATCACGCGACCGCCATCAGCGAGGATGATAAAATCCGGTTCCCCGGAATTCCGATGCGTGCGCCGATTCATGGCCGAGTGTAGCGCGATCCACCCGCGCCGCCGGCACTCCGCCAAAATCGACTGGTGCAGCTCATGCTCCGCGCCTGGTCGCACTCCCCCACCGCCGCGCGCATCTGGCCGCCGCCTCGACTCATAGGCCAGGAATTCCGCCTCCGTCATGTTCGGCATATCTCAGTTCATCCGCCTGGAGGCATTTCGCGATCCCATATCACCACCGAATCCACAGATAGCAGTGATACCATTGATGATCCATGCATGTGCTCGCAATTGATATACCTCCTAGCGGACCAATACTTAGTTGGTAGGTGTCATTCAGAATCCCGCTTTTTGTGACCCGCCCACCGTGCGGCTGCCGCCTTCTGAGCTCGCGCCTTTGCCTTCGCCGGGGAGACTTTCCCTTGCCTCGATTTGTTGAGCTGGCCCCAGAGGCTTTTGATTTCCTTGGGGCTCAGTTCGCGGTTGCAGTGCGGGCAGTTCATTCGCATCCGCAACACGGGTAGTCTTCGCATCCGCATTTAGTTTCTTGGTCGTAGATAGGATCTCCTATGCCGTCTGGATCGAACATTTCTTTAGCACATTCGTTGCATAGGTCCACAGTCCAAGGGATTTCCACCCCGCAATTACAGTAGTCGATTTCAAACACCATTAGTCCAACACCTCCTTAGCCTTGGAGATGGCGGAAGACAAGGGGAGCTTTACGTATGCAACAGGGAAGAATTCCCCGGAGTCATCGTCGCGCACAGTGACGTTGTATCCGACATCGGTAGATGCGTGGACAAAAGCGGAAATTCCGGTTTCCGAGTTAGTGAAGGTTTCGATTGCGTTCTTCATTGTGGTAACACAATACCATGCTTAACATGTTAAGCAAGCATATCTTCGTTTATTTCACATTTATTCTGACACCTACCAAATCCGTGGAGCCAATCGGATTGGCCGCTCGCTGCTCTGCCTCCTTGGAGGCTTCGATTACTTCTTGGGTTGTCATTGTTCGGTTTCCATCCGATGGCTCACGTTGGCGGTAGCCCAACCGTCCGGCAGCGGCGTCTCTTGATTGGTCATCACCGCCGCGAAGAAAGCGCGGTCGGGGATGCGGCCCTGATACACGAATGAGCAGAGTTCGGCGGCATCACTACGCTCGATGCGCCACACATCGCTGTGCATGTGTTCGAGATGGTATTCAGTCCAGTCTCTTTCCGGGTCTGGGCAAGACGTGATTTTTCCATCTTGCACGCAGAGTATGCCATCAGCGTCGAATGGGGCTACCAAGACGCCGGAGCCAATCGAGGATGCCGCCTTTTGCGTGGGTTCGGTTTCAGTTTGTTCACTCATGGTTTTCGCCTCTCTGGCTCAGCTGGGTGGTAGACGCTTGCGGTATCGGACGCCAATGGTAGACGGGGTTGTTTGGTGGTCCATCACTCAGTCCAGGATGGTATGCCAGTTCGACATCATACCGATCTTCACACCTCCCCGCTTCCAGCCATTTTGCAGGCCATTGGGTCTCCCCAAATTCACGCTTACCGACTCGGCGGTAGAGCATCGGACTTCCATCGTCATGGGTCGGATCTTCGGAATATTCCAGTGATCTCCCCTTGTAGAGGAAGAAGCATTTCCCGTGGATTTCCACTCCCAGTTCTCCCAGATCATTCACTATCCATTGGACATCGTTGGCGTCTACCAAGCGAGTGGAGTCAACCACGGCAGTCGGCTTTTGTTCATTCTCATTCATAGATTCAGTCTCCTTCGGTTTCGCGTGGTGGCTCACTCTTGGTGGTAGACGCCTCCCGGTTGTCCGAGAGACGGCGTTCCAGTTCAGACTGCGATGAGCTTGCGCCCGTTGTTCTCATCGTCCGCGATTTTCACACCCGGCACGAAGGTCAGTGCCTCAGCCAGCGAGTAGGTGCCATCGATGTTCTTCTGCTGCGTCGTCACTTGGACGACGCAGCCGTGCGGCACTTCCATCGCCTTCGTTGATTTCATCCAGCCTTGGGCTTGGGAGCTGGCCTTGCACAGCAGTCGGAAGGTGTCGCCGTTCCCGACCACGTTGATGTCTGGCACATTCTTACGTGCCCCGCTTACGTCACTGTTATGTAGTGTCTTTTCGTCCATGTTCATCTTTCAGTTTCGACGCGCCGACGGCTACCAAAACAGTGGAGCCAATCGCGGGCGTCAGGTTTCATTTTACTCCATTGGGAGATTGTCATCAGTGGCGGG